TAAACGACTGTATGCCTTTGCCGACTGGTGTCCGAACCTGCTTCGCACCATGCCGACATTGCCGCGGTCCAAGTCCAACCCGGAAGATCTTGACACCAAGAGTGAAGACCATGCCGCCGATGCGGCCCGTTACGGTATCATGCATGTGTATCAGCCTACTCCAACTGCCCCGGTGGTTCGCAAGGATCCGTTCCTGGGCACCAATCTCATAAAGGATTTACGCACAGCCCATGCAGAAAGCATATTGAACTGATATGAGAGAAGAACACGTCCAGTTCTGGCAGAAAACGTTCAAGACCTGCGAACAGTACATGGCTCCCAAGCATGAACTGTGGCGACGCTTGATCGGTCTGTACAAATTGGAGTTTCGCATTGCCGGGATGAAGAAGTCGAGGGTGCAGAAGGTGTCGCGGTTTTATCCGCTCACCCGTCTGATCATAACCTCAACTGCTTTTAATTATCCCAAAGTCTTTATGCGCGTGGATGACAACAACCGCCAGTTGAATGCAGAGATACTCGAGCGGGTGGCCAACGAGGCGATAGCCATGATGGATGTCAAACCACACGTACAGCAGGCTATTTTTGATTCGCTCTATTGCTATATGGGAATTTTGAAGTGCGGAGTTAACCCCGTGGGAGACAGCGACTTAATGCCTCCCTACGTCGCTAATGACGCGATGCAGAACGGCATGGTCTGCTGGCAGAGAGTATCGCCGTTCAACTTCTTCCCCGATCCGCTGACGCCGCCGCACGACTTCGGGCAGGCACGGTTTGTCTGGGAGAAGATGGTGGTGCCGTATGAATTTGTAATGAAGGACAGGCGCTTTGATCAGAATCTGGTCAATCGCATTGAACCGATGGGAGAAAAGGACGCAGAGAACGAGATCCTTGAAGAGATGCAGCAGCGCAACTTCGGGTCCGAAGAAGAGGAGTCTGCGTTCCGGGACGCCAAGGCGCAGGGCAAGTATGTGATTCTGCGCGAAGTCCATGACCGCATTCACAAACGTCAGTATACGTTTGCCGATGGCATTCCTCAGCCATTGGAAGACAGGCCGCATCCGTTCCTCGCCGGGGAATCGGGCATGGCGGTAGATCCCATAACCGGAGAACAGCGCCTGAACGGGGAGTTTACGCCTACCGGCGGCTATCTGGTTCGCAACGGATTCAATTATGCAACACTGGCGTTTGATCTGTCGCACGATGAACTGTACGGACTGCCGATGATGGCCTATGCGGAAGACACGCAAAAGGGAATTGTCGAATCATTGTCCCGGCGCACGGGCCTGCTGAAGCGGGGCACACGCATCATCCTGGGACGCAAAGACGAGCAGAAAGAAAATCCGCAACTGGGAGAAGACATAGAAGACGGCAAGGATCTGTCTTTGGTATGGGTGCAGGATGTGCACAACTCCTTTGCCGAATTGCAGCAGGGCAATCCCCCTCCTGATCAACTGGGCATTGAAGCAGATTTCCGCAATTACGAAGAACAGATTCTCAACGTCAGTCAGTTGCAGGCAGGAGGAGGACCGCGGAGAACGGCTACTGAGGCCAGCCTCATGGCTTCTTTCGGACAGCTGAACAGGGAGTGGATGCAGTCCAAGGTTGCGGATCTGTATACAAACATCGTTCACAATACCCTGCGGATTATGTCTGACGTGCGCTATACGCCGGAAAACTTTTTAATCAATGTTGCTGAATCGGAAACCGACCCGGTCTTTGAGGCAGTCCAGGCCGATATGCTGAACATGCATTTCAAGGTCCAGGTCGAGGCCGGTTCCATGAAACCGCTGTTTGAGCAGTTGGAACGCGAGGATACGCTGGCGCTCTTCAATTACCTGATTCAGATGCCTGAGATACCACGCATGGAATCGATCAAGATGCTTCTGCGGGCCTTCAAGGTGCCCAACGTAGACCGCTTTATCGGTCAGTCGGTGCGCTGGGATGCAATGCGGGCGGCAGAAACCGAAAACGAACTGATGGTTATGTATGCAATGACGGGTCAGGCGAAACCGGCCACGGCCCAACCGCAGGACGATCATCAGGCGCACCTGCAAACTCATCAGCAACTGGAGCAGGGATCGGCCCTGTTCCTGCAACTGCCGCCGCAGCTACAGCAGGTCGTCGGTCAGATGAGAGCGATGCACATGCAGCAGCACCAGCAATTTTTGCAGGAGAAGGCGGGCGGCGGTAGAGCGGCTCCTCCTCCGGGTGGCGGTGGTGGCAGGGTGTCTCCAGTTTCCGATGAAGGCGGGGCGACCAATACTATCTCCAGGGCGACCGGCGGCGTAGAGTCTGCGGTGCGTTCGGCGGCACAGAACATTTCACAGGACATTGTCTCAGATAGGAATCAAAATTGATACGATTATGGGATTACGGGTGTGACACCTGCGGCAAGAAGTATCCGGATTATCCAGTAGAGGGCAAACGCATTCCTGAAACCATTGTCTGTGAGTGCGGCAAGAAAGCCTCATGGGCGACCAAAGGAGGCAATCATCTGCATACGACTCGCTCCAGTATGTATGGCCGGTATGAGCCGGGACTGGGTCAATATGTGGAAAGCTACGAACATAAAAAGAAGTTAATGAAAGAACTGGATGTTATAGAAGGAGGAGATACGGTCGGTGGCAGTCGCTGTCATCGACCCTCCGCAGAGGAGATGTCTCCGCGCGCAGTAAATGAGAATGCCGCCTGGATGGACAAGGACGACTTCAAGAAAGCAGAACGCGAAGCTCTCAACCGTGCCCGTCAAGGCAAATTTGACGTTTCTTTTTAACAAGGTGATATATTATGACTGAAAGTGCACAGCTTCCTGACGAACAGGGACAGGCCGGACAACAGGCAGATGCTTCAGAACAGGACGACTTTGCGGCAGATCTTGAAGACGCCGGACACCTCGCCACTGAGCCTGAAGACGTTCCAGCCCAGAATCTTCCTGCCCTGCCATCGAACGGTACCACTGGCAATCAGTATCCACAGGATTTGGACGAAGTGTCCGATCCTTCCGTGCTATCCGACGGAGATCAGAGACTGCTGAGGGATTACCACGCCAAACGGCGCAGGGATTCAGAAGCAACCAGAGCGGCAGAACAGCGGGCCCAGCAGGCAGAAGTGCAGTTGGCTCGTTTGCAGGGACAGCAGGAAGTAGTGGCATCTCAGCAGGAAGAAGTCGATCCGCTGGCGACACTGCGGTCATCGCTGTCTGAAGATGAAGGACGTGCGCTTGACATTGTTCAGGAGATCAATCGTCTGACGACGGGAGATAAGCTGAACAATTACGACAAGCGGTTTCAAATGGTGGAAAATGTCGTCAAGCAGTTGGCGGCTAATGTGATTCAGAATCGCGCCCAGGAAGTTAATGCAGTTGCTCAAGAGGCCCGTGCAAAATACCCAGACATCGATCAGTATAAAGCACAGGTGGGAGCATTGAGTGCTGTCGTAAATCCAGCAACAGGACAGAATTACACACCGACGGAAGCCTACGAACTTGTCACCGGCAGGGCGCAGCAGCAGAGCCAGGCCTTACACGGCCAGCACCGCGACACACGCAATGCCAACGCGACTCGTCCGAGTTCTCCCGTACATGCATCGCCATCGGATGGACAATTGTCTGACAATCAACTGTTAGCCGGTATGCAGGAGCTTGGCTTTGGCACAACCGACTATCGATAATAATAACAATAACGTATGAGGTAATACTACATGGCAGCCACTTCTACCACAGAAACGTGGGATGCCGCCTGGACTCTCACAATGAGGGCCAAGCGGAAACGCCTCACTGATAATATCAGCGATGCCTATCCCACGGTTGGACGCTTTCGCAGGTCCGGAATCATGGAAGTAGAAAACGGCGGTAAGGAGATTCAGGAAGACCTGATGTACGGGTTGGGATCTTCGGAATGGTTTGATGGCTTTGACGTGTTGTCTACGGACAGCACCGACGGCATCACCGCCGCCTTTGAGCAGTTTCGATACAATGCTACGCCTATCGTCATTTCGATGACGGAAGAGCGCGAAGCGCGTAAATCAGACTCAGCCGTCAAATTGCTGGAAGCTAAAACCAAGCAGGCGATGACCAAGTCGATGGACACCATCAACGCCGCCATTCACGGGGCGCAGTCAGGTAAGTCGATTGTTGGCTTGCAGGACATTTGTGCAGAGGGCACCTCTACAACTTTGCATTCAATTGCAGTGTCCAGCAATAGTTGGTGGGACAACCAGCGCACCGATTTCAACGCCAGTTATACGTCTTTTTCTACGCAGTCAAATAATCGCTTTCAGGGCCCACTGGGCATGGGAGTGGTTTGGAATAATGCGTCAGAAGCAAACGACAAGACTAATCTGATTATCACTTCAATGACGTACTACGGTGAATACGAGGCACTCTTTGAGGGCACCGGATACACTCGCTTCGTCAAAAGTGGATCGGGTCGATCTGGTCCGGGATTTGGCCTTGGCGCAGAAGGAGACATCTCTTTCCGCGGCGCTCCAGTAATTGGAGACAGGGACTGTGTTTCTGATTCAATGTATCTGCTGAATACGAAGTATCTGAAGTTGAAGATTCAGGGTGGCCTGAACTTCGCAAAGACTCCATTCAAAGAGCCTACCAACCAGCTGGCGAAA